GGTTGTGGTAAGACATCATTACTCAAAATGATTGAGCAAGACTTAGGCGATGACTATGATTATATCTATGTAGATTGCCCTGTGAAAGATATGTCAGATATATCTATGACTATTCCGAACCACGAAAGCAAAACACTAGAGAGCTATGTCGGTAATTTGTTTAAACTAGATAGTCCAAAGCCTAAGGTTATCTTACTAGACGAGTTCATGAAGTCACCGAAGTTATTACAAGTTATCTTTACTAGGTTAATGCTAGAGAGATGTGTCGGTGATGTAGAGTTACCACAAGGCTCAATCGTGTTCGGCACAAGTAACAATGCAAGTGATGGTGTAGGTGATACGATGTTAGCTCATGCAGGCAATCGTGTGTGTATATTGAAAATGCAAAAGCCCGATGTGGATACATGGCTCAAGTGGGCAGGCAATAACAATATCAATCCGTTGATTAGAGCATGGGTGTATATGTTCCCAAGAGCATTGAATAGTTATCTTGATGTAGGTCAAGAGGATAACCCATATATCTTTAATCCTAGTAAGCCTGTGCTATCTTTCTGTAGCCCTCGTTCATTAGCTAAAGCGTCAGTCATTGTAGATAACCAAGATGTCATTGGTGATAATGCGACGATGTGTGCATTGGCAGGGACTATCGGTGCGAGTGCAAGTGCAGATATGAGTGCGTTCCTTAAACTTGATAAGCAATTACCAGAGTTTGACAAGATTATTGAGAACCCAATGGATATTAATATTCCAGAGGATATGGCAGGTCAACTCATGTTAATGTTCCAAGCGACAGATAGACTCAAGACTCAAGATGAACTATCATCATTCATGAAGTTTGTTAAGCGTATTGATAGCTCTGAGATACAAGCGATATTCTTTACTATGATTATCCGTAGTGATAAGACTAGAAAGCTAGCTCGTAGTAATCTAGAGATTACGAAGTGGGCATCAGAGAACCATGAGTTATTTTAATAACAAGTCTACACTTGTAGACTCAAGGAGGAAATATGGCTAGTCAAGAGATGAGGTTAAAGAAGGCTCATGTTGCCTTGCTCAACTATACTGACACGGCATTGTATTCAGGTGTTATCCTTATGGGTAAGAGTAGTGTTGAGGATAAAGATATTACTGCATACACCGACGGCGTCAATAAGAAGTATGGTAGAAAGTTTATTGAAGGTCTAACCGACCAAGAGTTATGTGGCTTAGTGATGCATGAGAACCTTCATGTCGCATTCAAACACATACAACGATTTACCAAAGAGTTTAAGGCAGAGCCTCACTTAGTTAATGTCGCCGCCGACTATGTTGTGAACGATGTCATTAAGCAACTTAACCCTAACATAGTTAAGTTGCCCGATGATGCATTGTATGATGCAAAGTTTCATAATTGGTCTGTGCGTGAAGTATATAACTATCTTAAACAAAAACAGAAAGAGCAACAAGATAAGAAATCTAAGGGTGAGTCTACAGGTAGTGGACTCAATGGTAATGGTCAGCCCGATGTATCAGATATGAAAACATTAGATGACCACGACTTTGAGAACGCACAAACAATGTCACCTGAACAAGTAGCAGAGCAAGCAAGTAAGATAGACAATGCAATAAGGCAAGGTAGTCTATTGGCAGGCAGGCTCGGTGCTAAGATACCAAGAACCATACAAGACTTACTTACACCAAAAGTTAATTGGCGTGAGGTATTGCGTGAGTTCATATCTAGTGCAACTCGTGGTAGTGATGAATATACTTGGCGAAGGTTTAACAAAAGACTTATGGTCAATGATATTTATATGCCATCTATTGAGAACGAGAGTATGGGTGAATTAATTGTAGCGATTGATACATCAGGTTCAATAGGTAGCGTAGAGCTTACAGAGTTTGCAACGGAACTGGTGACGATTTGTGAAGTAAGTAATCCATCAAAAGTTCGTGTGTTATGGTGGGATACCGAAGTCCATTCGATGCAAGTGTTTGAACCAAGTCAATACAATGCTATTGCGTCATTACTAAAACCCGAAGGTGGTGGTGGAACTCATGTATCAAGTGTGAGTGAATATATAAATAAACATAAGATACAAACTGAGGCAGTCATTGTATTCACCGACGGCTATGTTGAAGATGATATTAAATGGAACATCACATCACCGACATTGTGGTTAATAACGCAACGAAGTAATTTCCCTACAACCTATGGTAAAGTTATTAAAAAGGAAGACTAAATGATAAGCTATAGAGCATTACAACAAATAGTAGCAAACACAAAACCTTATCGGAATACTGATGAGTATCCGTATGCTAGTAGAACTCATAGACATAAATACTTTAAAGTCGTAGAAGTTGATGGTAAGATTGAATATCATCTTTACTATTGGGGTGGGTTCGTAGAAGATTATCTTGACCCATATGAAGCTGAACAGATGAAAGAACATGACCCTGAAAAGTTTTATAAATATCATTCAGCCTTAGGATACCGATGGAAAAACATGGCTAACATACCTTATTACTCTACATGGAACCATGATAAAAAACCATTCTTTATCGTTAGAGATGATAATACGGCAGAGCTAACTCATAATAGTTTGCATCAAGGTTCAAACATGATATGGAGTCAATATTTACCTCATAGAGTATTTGCTATGAAATCATCTAGAGCTGGTGGTAATATTATTAAGTCTTATGTACACAATCTTAAAATACCTGTATTCAAAGGCTTTAGATACAATATAGATACATTTGAATTGCATGAGTCATCAAGGTATTCAATAGATATACCCTATGTAGATAGAACTAAGTCTAATGAAGTCATAAAAGCTGAGAAAGAAAAACTTAATATAATTAAAACATTTATGAATACATTGGACAATGAATCCTTTGTTGAAACTATTAGAGATGTATTTAAGGAGTGTGTATCTAGTGATAATGAAGGTAATTATCATAGTGAAGTTATATTAAATAAAGCTGATGAGTTATGGAAAACTGATTATGTATCGGCAAGTTATTTATATATGATTGGGTTCGGTATTCATGATTTGTATTGGGTAGTAAGTAATAATAACCCTTCAAGATATAAACCAATAATATATTTTGAATTCTTTAAAAGAAAATTTAGTGATAGGCTCAAGACTTTACATAATACATTTACTAAAGTAAAATACTGGGACTTTGATAAAAACTATCCCGACTCTAGATGGGGTATAGAAGTCCGTGACACTAAAGGAAATATCTTAGTTCAATTACAATAAGTCTACATCATGTAGACTCAACCAAAGGAATGTATGTTTCAAAATCTTATAATAGAAGTTATAGAACCCATAGAAACTTCTAGGACAGAAATCTTATACAAAGTTCCTGTGTATGTAAGTGATGAATATAATGTGTTTGTAGGCAGAGGACATCGTAGAATATTTAACGAACATACTTTGCCTAATTATATTAAAGCTAAACTTACATTTGCAAAGGCATCATCGCCTAACAAAATAGCAGAGGATAGAGATTTGTTTGAATTTCAAATGTATAATTGTCCTGTTAAAAATATGGAGTATATAGGTTGGCGAGCATCAAAGTCATTCTATATAGTTATTTTAGATGAAGAGCAACTCAACGAACTAAAAGGTGTAAAAGATGGTAGCTAAAGAGAAACAAATTATCGTAGAACAAATTGTAGTCACAGGATATATCAAGCACGCTAATGGTAGAAAGTCACCATTCTCATTTAACAAGAATGATTTTAAGCCTAATGATTTATTAGGTATCTTTGAAGGAGTAAGTAGAATATATGAACCAAGAAGAACAGAAACAAAAACTTGAACAGGATATCATTGAAGTAGCCGTCCCTAATTATTATAAATATGTAGATGATACTAAAGGTGTAAGGTCTGAGAAAGATGCTAAGATGTTTTACTATGCATTTAGATTAGGCATCATCAGAGGTATTCACTTTGCATCAACACAGATAGCAAACTATAACGAACAACTAGATAAGGAAGTTAATGACACCCGAAGCCAAAGTAAAGAAACAAGTTAAAAGAATTTTAGACATTGTCGGTTGTTATTATTTTTTCCCACAGACAGGTGGATATGGCAGTAGTGGTGTGCCTGACATCGTTGTATGTCATAAGGGAAAGTTTATAGGGATAGAATGTAAGGCAGGTAATAACAAACTTACCGAGTTGCAAAAACACAACATTAACCTAATAAACAATAATAAAGGCTTGGCAATCGTGGTAAATGAGAGTAATATAGATGAACTTATAACCCTAATGAAAGGACTATAATGACAGAAACACAAGGCACAGGAGCAAAACCCATAACATCTGATATGGTAAATAGCCCATCTCACTACACAAAAGGTGGCATAGAAACATCAGATTACATCAAAGCAAAACTAACCACAGAGGAATATTGTGGTTATATCAAAGGCACTCTTATAGCATATGCTAGTCGTTTAGGTGACAAAGACGACCCTATTCAAGAAGCAGGCAAAATAGAATGGTATGCTAGAGACATTCAAGAATATCTAAAATCAAAAAAATAATCTAAATAAAACTGGTTTCAGTTTTTAAGGAGGGTCATTATGATAGACCAAGCATTGGCGTGTCTAGCCACAACCATATTTATGGAAAGTAGCATAGAACCACAACAAGCCCAAATTGCCGTAGGATATGTATTGATGAGACGAGCAGACTTTAATCCAAAGAATGTTTGCTATGAAATGAAACGACCATCTCAGTTCAGTTGGTATGGAAAAGTAAAGCCACCCGAACCGAATGAAATAAATCCTTACTATTATCAGCTCGCATGGCGTATAATGCACAAGCTAGAACCTGATTATAGTTATGGTGCTACATCGTTCCATGATACAAGTATATCTAAGCCTAAGTCATGGTGGAAATTGCAACAAGCTATACAATGGTCTCATATAATATTTTATAAACAAGAGGCGACTAAATATGCAAGCAACTAAACCTGATGCTTGGGAATATAAAGAATATGACACAAATAATAATTTAAGGGCTAGACATGTATGGACTTTTCTACCTGACGACTTAAAGTATTTTTCTAATTTAAAAGATGTGCATCATATAGTTATTACACCCATGTATAAAAACGAAGCTCAATCTCAAGAGTATAACAAAGAAAATAAGTATAACAGTAAAAAATTAGCAGAAGCATTTGGAGGATTATAATGGCAACACAACAAGTTCATAAAAGCAAACGACATGCCAATCCGTTTAAAACTAAGACAGGCAAAGATAGACTTAAGGCATTGTCCATTAAGGTCTTATACGAAATGTTAGATAAGTTTAAAGAAGGCGGTAAAAAACGTGCCAAGATTGCAAAAGAAATTATTCGACGAACACCTATTGAATAGGACACAACCTGTTATAGACGGCATAGTCATCGTGGCTATGCTTTATTTTTTTGGGGGATTGATTAAATGTCTTTACCTTTTACTCATGCTACTTTAGATGATGATGGAGAAATTATTAGAAAGTATAGATGGAGTCAAAAAGAAGCGAAATGGTTTACAGAAAATAATAAAGATGTTATAGTAATAAAACTAGATAAACCGATAGTTGTCAAAGAAAATTTATATGAATTAGTAGGAGAGTGTTTATTTTGAGAGCTTATAAACGATTTACTGACCAAGAAATTATTAATAGTGCGTTAGAATATATGACTAAGTTTCCTAATGCAGGCAGATACAAAGTTATACTAAATACATTAGGTAATGAAAGTAGAATTAGAGATTTAGAAAAACAAGGATTAGTTAAACTTCCTACACCTGAACCAAGAGGTAAAGCATGGCGTAGAAGTTTCACAATGTATAGTAAACCAATAGAAAGAGCAACTGCATGATGAACGACGAAGTAGATGTCGCTAACGAATATCTACAACAAATGATTGATACGGCAGTCACCAATGCCCATAATAAAGCTAAAACACCTGTTAACACAACAGGTAAATGTATATGGTGTGATGAACCTGTTAAGGATACTCGTCGTTGGTGTTCGGTAATATGTCGTGATGAATTTGCACGACACGCAAAAAATAAATAAGAATTTGCAGTAAACGCAAAGGGCGAAAGCACTTTTATATGTATGTTAAATTATTTAGACGGTATTTTTGCATTTATATAAACCGTGAGTAGCCCACCATTTTTAGGATAATATGAAACTCATAACCTTAGACTTTGAAACTTACTATGATGTAGGTTTTACCTTATCAAGCCTTACTACTGAAGAGTATATAAGGTCACCACAATTTCAAGTGATTGGCGTAGGAGTTAAAGTAAATGATGAAGAAACTAAATGGCATACTGGAACGCATCAAGAAATCAAAACTATACTCGACTCTTATGACATTCCTAACTCTGCCTTACTCTGTCATAACATGTTGTTTGACGGTGGTATTTTATCTTTTAGTTTTGGGATTGTTCCTTCTATGTATTTCGATACTCTCTGCATGGCTAGGGCTATACACGGCACTAATGCGGGCGGTTCGTTAGCTACACTTGTAGAAAGATATAATTTAGGCACAAAAGGCACAGAAGTTATAGATGCTAAAGGTAAGCGACTAGAAAACTTTACGCCTGCTGAGTTAGATAGATATGGTGGTTATTGTAAGAATGACGTTGATTTAACCTATAAACTATTCCAAGTCTTAGCACCACAGTTTAATGAGAATGAAGTTAAACTTATTGATATAACTCTTCGCATGTATACCGAGCCTACACTTGAAGTAGACGATGCTTTACTTGTAGAACGTTTAGAAGAAGTTAAGAACTTAAAAGCTGAATTACTTACAGGGTTGATGATACGCTTAGACTGTAAAACTACAGAAGAAGTCCGTGCTAAGTTAGCATCTAATAAACAATTTGCTGAGCTACTTATAGAGCTAGGCATAGACCCACCTATGAAAGTAAGTCCGACTACAGGCAAAGATACTTATGCTTTAGCTAAGAATGATGTAGGGTTTATTGCATTATCTGAGAGTGAAGATGTATTTATACAAGAACTATGTCGAGTAAGACTAGGCACTAAGTCTACACTTGAAGAGTCAAGGATAGAGAGATTTATAGATATTGGTAAACGCAATAAGGGTAAGCTACCTATTCCATTAAAGTATTACGGCGCACATACAGGCAGATGGTCAGGCTTAGATAAGGTTAACTTCCAAAACTTACCTGCACGAGATAAGAAAAAGAAAGCACTAAAGAACGCTATCGTTCCACCTATGGGTCATAAGATTATTAACTGTGACTCTTCGCAGATTGAAGCTCGTGTCTTAGTATGGCTTGCAGGACAAGATGACATAGTCCAATGGTATAAAGATGGTCGAGATGTTTATTCTGAGTTTGCAAGTAAAGTTTATGAACGACCCATAACTAAGAAAGATACAGTTGAAAGGTTCGTAGGTAAGACTTGCACATTAGGACTAGGCTATGGCACAGGGTGGGCTAAGCTACAACATACACTAAAGACTCAACCACCTAACGCTAACTTATCAGATGATGAATGTCAAAGGCTTGTTAGAGTTTATAGAGAAGTTAATGATAAAGTTATTGAATTGTGGCGTGAATGTGACGATGCCTTACAGGATTTAGCTTCATGGAAGCAAGGTAAAGAACCATACTACATCGGTAAACATAATGTATTACAAGTCACAGAAAAAGGAATTAGGCTACCCAACGGCTTATATATTTATTATCCAGGTCTTACATGGGATACATCAGAGTCTAAGAGTAAGTTTGTATACCGTGCTAGAAATGGGTTTACATCTATATGGGGTGGGTCTGTCGTCGAGAACGTCGTGCAGGCATTAGCTAGAATTATTGTAGGTGAACAGATGATAAGTATCAATGAGAAATATAAACCAGTATTAACAGTGCATGATGCAGTAGTTTGTGTGGCTAAAGATGATGATGTTGATAATGCAGTAAGATATATTACAGATGTAATGTCAACACCACCTGACTGGGCTAAAGGACTACCTGTGGCATGTGAAGCTAACTATGGAGACTCTTATGGCGACTGCTAAAAATGATATAACAGGCGATTGGATACAATCCAAACCTAATAGTGAAATGTTTGAAAAGAATTGGGATTTAATATTTGGTAAACAAAAAACAGTAGACCCATTACCAAAAGATATGCCACATAAAATTCTAAGACCTGAACCTTCACGAATTGATGTAGTAGGACAGAATGGTAATGAGGGGTTACACTATGAATATGAACTTAATAAATCAACAGGCGAAGTCCAAAAGAAAGAAGATTAATGGCTAACTATACATGGTCTTATTCTGCCTTAAGTGAATATACAAAATGTCCTAAGAAGTATTATGAATTAAAAGTAGCTAAGAACTATGTATTTCAAGATACACCTCAGACTATATATGGTAAAGAAGTTCATAAAGCATTAGAAGATTATGTAAGAGATAAGATTGAACTAGCTAAAAATTACGAACGCTTTAAAGATGTTGTCGATGAATTAATTAAAATACCAGGAGACAAATACTGTGAATATGAAATGGCTCTTACGCGTGATAAAACGCCTTGTGCTTTCGATACTGATAATCGTTGGGTTCGCGGAATTGTGGACTTGCTCATTGTGGATGGTGATACCGCTTTCATCATAGACTATAAAACAGGAAGTAATAGATACCCTGACCCTAAACAATTAAGGCTTATGGCTTTAATGACATATGCTCACTTCCCACAAGTGATTAAAATTAAGGCAGGTTTATTGTTCCTAATGAAGAATAGTTTCTTACCCGAAGAGTATCATAGGTCTGGTATAGAAGCATCATGGAAACAGTTTGAACAACCGCTAGCAAGACTAGATAATTCATATGATACAAATACTTGGATAGCAAACCCTTCCCCTCTATGTAAATATTGTCCAGTAAAAGATTGCGAGTTCCATAAAGAATAAGGTATAATACGCACATGCCTTACGTAAATAAACCACGTCCATATAAGAAAGAATATCAGCAACAGCTTGCTCGCGATGAAGAACCTCGTCGTGCAGAAAGACAACGTGCTAGACGTGCTTTAGATAAAAAATTACCTGACCGTAATAATAACGGCAAGGCAGATGCAAGAGAAGGAAAAGATGTAGCTCATAAAAAGGCATTAGATAAAGGCGGTTCTAATAAGAACGGTGTCTTCATTCAAAGTGCTTCCGCAAATAGGTCTTTCAAGCGTGACTCTAAAGGAAACTTAGTGTCAGAAATAAGCACGAAAGAACGTAAAAAAACTTCCAAACCAAAGAAAAAATAGTTGACATTTATTCTAGTTAGTCTAGAATAGCTATATGGAAATTATACAAAACACGGCTATTAAATTAACTGTGCCTGAACATATTGTTCCGCACATTACAGATAACATTGAGAAAAGCGAAGTTGTTGAACGTAAAGGCAACTTAGCAGAAGTCATGGTCTATTGGGGTGTCCAAGAAATGACACGCCTTAATCAGTTAATTGCATTCCGTAAGAACTTACCTTCGCCTATTGTACGAGATTATAATTGGCCAGGATTGTATAAACCTTTCACACATCAACGAACAACTGCTGAATTTTTAAGCATACATCAAAGAGCCTTTTGTTTTAACGAAGCAGGCACAGGCAAAACATCATCAGTCATTTGGGCTATAGATTATCTAATGACACAGAAAGAAGTTAAACGCGTTTTAATTATATGTCCGTTATCTATTATGTATTCTGCTTGGCAGGCTGACGTATTTAATACAGCTATGCATAGAACTGTCGGGGTTGCACATGGAACGGCAGATAAAAGAGAAAAGATTATTAAGGGTGAATATGAAATAGTTATTATTAACTACGATGGTGTAGGTGTAGTTCGTGAAGCTATTGAATCATCTAAGTTTGATTTAATTGTTATTGATGAAGCTAACGCTTATAAGACACCAAGCACAGCTCGTTGGAAAACCCTAGCTAAAATATTAAGGCCTGAGACTCGTCTTTGGATGCTTACAGGAACTCCCGCATCGCAATCACCTGTTGATGCATATGGTCTAGCTAAGTTAGTAAGTCCACAAAGAGTGCCTAAATTTTCAGCAGCTTGGCGTGATAAGGTTATGTTTCAACAATCTAGATTTAAGTGGATACCTCGCACATCAGCGAAAGACGATGTGTTCAAAGCTCTACAACCTGCTATTAGGTTTTCAAAAGATGAATGCTTAGATTTACCTGATGTCATGTATCAAACAAGAGATATACCATTGACACCTCAAGTTGAAAAGTATTACAAAGCTTTAAAGAATGAAATGCTAATTCAAGCTGCGGGTGAACAGATTACGGCAGTAAATGCGGCAGCCAACTTAAATAAACTATTACAGATATCAGGTGGTGCAGTATATACCGATACAAAAGAAGTAGTTCAGTTTGATGTATCACCGCGTCTATCAGCGTTAGATGAAGTTATTGATGAGACCGAACAAAAAGTTATTGTGTTTGTGCCTTATAAACATACGATTGAATTGGTATCTAAACACTTATCAAAGAATAATATATCTAATGAAATCATTAACGGTGCAGTATCGGCAACAGATAGAGCAAGCATTATTAGTAGATTTCAAACAATGGATGAACCTAGAGTTTTAATTATTCAACCGCAATCAGCTTCGCACGGAGTGACGCTGACTAGAGCAAATGTTGTAGTATTCTGGTCTCCAGTTATGGGTGTAGAAACTTATTTACAATGTATAGCCCGTATGGATAGATATGGACAACAACATAAAATGACAGTCGTTCATCTACAAGGTTCGGATATTGAACGTAAGATGTATAAGATGTTGCAAGGTAAGATTGATTTACATACTAAACTTGTTGACTTATATAAAGAAGAAATAGATGCCTCGTAAAAGAAATACTGCTAAGAAAGAAAGCCTATTCAATATAAAAATGAATTGGTCTAGGTATGCCTTCACTCCAGAGGGTAAACTTATGATTAATATATTTGCGTCAGCTATTAGTGATATGGTGTATTCAAAAAACAAAGAAGAAAAGAAAGCTGCGGTGAAATGGTTATTTTATGAGGATACTCCTACAAAACAAATCGCTATGTTGCTTTTAGGAATACATGATGATACACTAGAAAAAGTAATTAAAAACGAATTAGGTGAAGTTAAATTTGATGCATTAATTAAACTAGGTAGAGAACCTATGGCACCTAAAAAGAAACGTGGTAGGAAACGAATAGAAGGTGTAGCAAGAACTAAATCAGGAAGAATAATAAAGAAAAGGGGAACTAAAAATGTCGGGAGACCTAAAACTAGAAGAATTAGTTCAGACATACTTGACAATAAGAAGTGAGCGTGAGAATATTGCAAGACAGTTTGAAGCAAAGGATGCCGAGCTTGAAACCGAGCTTAGAGCTATAGAACAGGTACTATTAAATGCCTGCAATGAAATACAAGCGGAAAGTATTCGTACTGGAAGCGGAACGATAGTTAAATCTTTAAAAGAAAGTTATGTGTGTGGAGATTGGAATAACTTTAAAGAGTTTATTATGGAGAACCAAGCCATAGAGTTATTACAACAACGTATACATCAATCAAATTTTAAAGAGTTTGTTAATGGTCGCAAAGAGGAAGGTTTACCACCAGGAATTAGTACGATGCGTGAATTTACTATTACTGTTAAGAAACCTACCAAAACCTAGTCAAAATTAGTGGAGATATAATATGAGTAATGAGTTAATGAATATTTTACAGAATAATCCTCAGATTATTCAAACAGGACTTGACGATGACACTAGAGCCGTTGCAGGTAATTCGCAAAATGCTACTAAGAGAATCTCAATCAAAGGCGGTGTATTCCGTAAGTATGTAGGCGGTAAAGAAGTTAGTGCTATTGAAGATAGATATATGAATGTTATCTTTGTAAAGATGGCACATAATGCATCTAGAATGTTTTATTCTGCTAACTATAAAGAAGGTGAGAAGACTGTTCCTACATGTTGGTCATCAGATTCAAGAACACCTGATAAAGAAGTAAAGACACCACAATCATCAGCATGTGAAACATGTCAGTTTAGTGCTAAAGGCTCAGGGGCTACAGGCACAGGCGCAGCTTGCCGTCTATCATGGAGAACAGCAGTTGTATTACCTAATGACCCAAGCGGTGATGTTATGCAGTTAATTATTCCAGCTAAGTCATGTTTCGGTAAAGAAGAAACAGGTAAATGGCCATTCAGACCATATATTCAAATGCTTGCTAATAATAATATTAGTGCAGGTAGAGTTGTAACTAAGATGCAATTTGATACTAAATCAGAATCACCTAAGTTATTATTCTCTCCCGCAGCGGCGGTATCTGTAGATGAAATGGAAATTCTACAACGTCAAGCTAAATCTCCTGCGGCGGAACAAGCAGTTAAGTTAACTGTATATCAAGGTAGTGAAGACGGCGAAGAGTTTATACCTGCACAACCTGTGGTAACAGCTACTGTAACTCAAGCACAACCAACACAACCTGTAACTGATGTAGCTATCGAAGAACCTGTTTTACAAAATGCTAACTCAGCACCTACACAAAAGGTAAATGATGTTAGTGATATTGTTAAGAAGTGGTCTACTAAAACTTAATGGCAAGACCATATAGTGAACAGTTCCTAATCTCTTTAACAAAAACAGAGTCTAGGTCGGTAGGGGTAAGGTTAGCCAAGTTATGTGTCAAGGCTAACCTTCCTTCACTTTATGTTGCAGATAAATTTGGAGTAGATACAAGAAGTGTATACAGTTGGTTTAGAGGTGGGAAAATAAGACCTGCCAACAGAGAACAAATAAAAGGTTTAATATCTGAAATTGAAAGAAGTTTAGATACTGGTGAATTGCCCGCCCAAACTTTAAAACAGGCAAAAGAATATTTAGATGGGATATGGATGTGATAAAAGAATTTTATAAAAAAGCACTACCATCACAAGGTGTTTATTGTATTGCTACAATAGAGCCAACAGGCGATAAAAGAACAAGACATAAGTTTGTAGAATCACTTGACGATATTGAAGATACTATTAACCAATTAGCAAAGAACAAGGTTAATATCTTTGTAGCATTAAGTTCATTCAACGGACATAGCCGTAAAGCAGATGATGCTATATTTGCGAGGTCATTCTTTTTAGACCTAGATGTGGGTGAATCAAAAGAATATAAATCTAAATCAGATGCGCTTATTGAATTAGATGTATTTATAAAGAAGGCACAACTTCCTCCACCTGTTGTAATTGATTCAGGTAATGGGATTCATGCATACTGGATGTTTGATAAAGATATTCCTATACATGAATGGAAGCCTTATGCTGAAAAGTTTAAAAACTATTGCTTAGATAATAACTTAAAGATTGACCCAGTAGTTACTGCGGACGTAGCTCGTATTCTACGAGCACCTAATACACTTAATTATAAATCAGACCCACCGAGTAGAACATATGTATACCGTCAAGAAGAATTACCTGTATATAACTTTGATGAGTTTAAACAATTCTTAGGTGAAATAGAAGTCAATCAATCATTAGAGTCTATACTTCAACAAGCTCAAAAGGGTTTAACAGATGAAGAAAAGACAATGTATAAGACTGATAACTTTGAAGCTAAGTTTGAAATACTTGCACTCAAAAGTTTAGAAGAAGGTAGAACTGATGGTTGTGGTCAGATTAAATATATATTAGAAAATGCCAAAACTTTATCAGAGCCTATTTGGTATTCAGGATTATCTATAGCTCAACATTGTATTGATGGCGAAGAAGCTATTCATAAGATGTCAGATGAACACCCTGGCTACAATAGAGAAGCTACTATTAAAAAGGCACAGGCTACACAAGGTAAACCACATTCATGCGAAACATTTAATAATGTTAATCCTGGTATATGTGATAAGTGTCCTAGCAGGGGTAAGATAACAAACCCGTTAGCTTTAGGTAAAGTATTTAAACTAGCACCTTATGTAGAGCATCAAACTAATAATGAAATAATACCTAGCACATCAGGGTTTGCACCTGTTAGACGTAAATTAACTGGGTTACCCAAAGAGCTAGAACCTTATAAATACGGAGTCAATGGCGGTATATACTACCAACCACCAACAACGTTTGACGATGATGGCAACCCATTACCAGCAAAACCACCAGTCTTAGTATCGCCATATGACCTATGGCCTGTTAAACGAATCTTTAGTACGGTTGATGGTGAATGTTTATTAATGGTTGCAATACTTCCTAACGATGCTGATAGAGAGTTTATATTACCAATGAAACATGTTTATGCAACAGAAAAGTTTAAAGAAATTATATCAAGTGTAGGCATATATTATGACCCTACAACAAAACAAGGAGGACATTTAGTGAGTTATATTATAAATTGGGGTAAGTATTTAGTAGCAAAACAATCGGCTGAAATTATGCGTATGCAAATGGGTTGGACACCTGACCATGATGCGTTTGTAGTAGGAGATAGAGAGATAACAAAAGATGGCAGAATATTATCTTCACCTACATCGCCTCTATGTAAAAGTATTGCAAAACATTTGACACAGCTTGGAACATACGAAGCATGGAAAGAATCAGCTAACAAATTAAATATGGAAGGATTAGAGTTACATGCATTTACATTACTATGTGGTTTTGGTTCAGTACTTATGGATCAGACTTCTACATCAGGTGTAACTATATCTTTAACAGGTGAATCAGGTGCAGCTAAGACAGGTGCGTTATATTCATCATTATCAGTATGGGGTAATCCTAAAGACCTATCAGTATTAGAAGCTACGGCTAATGGTATGACTGGACGCTATCTTGGATTACATAACTTACCATTCGGATTAGATGAAGTAGGTAACATATTACCTAAAGACTTATCACAGTTAATTCATAAGATATCACAAGGTAAATCTAAAATACGTATGCAGGCATCTGTAAATGCGGAAAGAGACCATGAGATGTCAGCATCATTGATTGCAATCTTTACATCTAACCATTCATTATATGATAAGTTAACTACTATTAAGAAAGACCCTAATGGTGAAGTAGCAAGACTTATTGAGTTTAGTGTTAGAAAACCTAAAGTATTTAAATCAGATGCTCAGTTAGGTAAAGAGATATTTGATATATTTAGATATAACTATGGTTGGGCTGGTCCTGATTTTATTAAAGTATTATTCGGATACCACTATGCTGATATATCTGCCATGATGAATAACTGGATAATTAGATTTAAGAAGGACTTTGGTGAAGATACAGCTTATCGGTTCTATGAGAATTTAATTGCAGCTGCTATGACTGCGGGAGAAATAGCAGTTAAAGAAGGTATTGTAAACTATGATTTAGATAGAGTTTATAATCACATTGTACATGAAATGATTAACATTAGAGATAATGTCGTTAAGGTCAATAGCGTAGATTATGAGTCTATCATTGGTGAGTTTATTAACTTACATCAAACAGGTATTCTTGCATTTAACGAAGATAACAAACATTGCATGGAACCTAGAACATCATTAGTTATTCGTGTAGAAGCTGCGAGCAAGTTGATCTATATATCAAAACCTGAATTTAGAAAGTTCTTAATTGATAGGCAAGTAAGCACAAGAGAGTTCTTATATAAGATGAAACAAAAAGGTATTGAAGTTATAGAGAAACGTAAGAAGATGGGTGCTGGTTGGAAAGATGCTACAGCTCAAGTTAATGTTGAAGCATATGTATTCCCTAGCGATAAGTTTTCTGGCGACACGCTAAAAGGAATTGCATCTGAAACTGCATGATGAAATAGAATGGGTGTTTCCATTTGAGGGGATGAGTGTCGGGGATAGCTTCTTTGTCCCCACTCTCAAAACTGCACCGTTAATTTATGCCGTAGAAACAGGGGCTAAACGTGCAGAGATAAGAGTTAAATGTTTTGTATGTATGAAAGAAGGGTGCTTAGGCGTAAGAGTTTGGCGAGTTAAATAATTACTCTTCTTCTTTATACATCTCTTGAAGTTCAGGTAATAGTTTTCTATTAAAGTGTACACCGCCTACACTTTCATTAATTGCACGTTCTCTATTTTTATAAGATGACTGTATTGTTTGAGCAGTAATAGCAATCTCTGGGTGTTTCTCATTAAACTTACTAATTAATTCTGTTACACTAGTTTGAGCACTTTCATCACCATTACTTAATGCTAGGAACATTGAATCTAATAATGCTTTCCTTCTATCTAAGATAGTTTTCTCCATTGATTTCATAGCACTTGATCTAGCATATTGTTCTGTAAGCTCTGCATCACTAAAGCCAAATACTTGCATAAACTTATTCCAATCACTTACGTTATCAATTACTGGAGTACCATTAGGATTTAACGCACCTTCAGCAGAGAACCTAAAAGCTTTCATAACATTTCTTACTGGAGAAGGTACCATCTTTTCTAGACCGCGTTCATACTGACCTTCTGTCATTTGCTTAACACCTTTTTCCATATTCTCTAAATTAGAGAAAGTAGGACCCATTAGGTTTTCCATAGCGTATGCAACATAACCTACATCAGCTAAACGTTTCTTATCTTCTCTCCACAATGCTCCATTGAAACCAGTTCTAGAAGCTATATCAATACCTGTAGCTGCATTGATTGGACCTGTTAAGCCAATATCACCATAAGCATTTCTAATATATTCATCAAGATCAAACGGTTCATCAGAATCGCTACCAAAGAAGTTTGCTGCTGCGTTTACTAGACCATAACCAGGTAATCCTTGTAATCCTGCAAACATATAAGTAGCACCTAAGATACCTAATAATTGTTTAACTGCAATCTTTTTAGCCATAAGTTCATCAGCAGTTTTAGCATCTTTAAACATATCTCTAGACAACATACCCATATTAAGAATCTGTGCTAATGTAAAGCGTTTAAATGTTAATGCAATTTTTTGTAGTCCACCAATAGCACCTTGACCCTGTAACCAACGTGGACCTGCTTCTGGTATAGCTTCCGTATGAACTCTAGCTGTAAGGTCAATAGCTTTTTTAATAGCTTGTTCATGAGTATACCCATCTTGAAGAGCAACATCATAGGCTGCTAATGCAGTTACTTCTCTATTAAATCTTTCTGTACCCTCAAATGTAAGACCTAATAATGTATTAGCTTTATCTTTCCATAATTGATATTTATCAGATGGTGCTTCAGCAATACTATGTAGTTCACGACCAATACTATAAGTTAATACACCACTTCTTAATAATTTATCATGCAAATCTTTATATTCAGAAGATAACTTGTCATTAACACCAAATGTTCTAATTCTATATATTTTACCTAAATACTCTTTACTATCATCATATCCGCCTTGGAAGAACATCTTAGTAGCTTTAGCAATCGCTTGGCTAGCTCTAGAATAGTTATAATTACCATTTTTATCTACGGCAATATGTTGTAAAGCTACCATAGGAACAGCTGTAGTATTCACTAATGCAGATGATACGTTACCTGCAATACTCATTAAAAAGTTAGCTTGGCTTGCACGATAAGCCCACCATTCAGCAGACGGATTATCAATAAATTTACGTCTTTCCATAAGTTCATGCATAACATCTGAAGCTACTTTAGTTTCACCACTTTTAACAAAATCTTCTTTCAAAGCAGAATAAGCCTTATCGATCTCTGGAGCATATTTTAAATTAGATAGTTGGCTAGCCATCTTAGGTGCAGTTCTAGCATACCCTTGAATTACATCTTGTATATAACCTAAGTCACCACGACGTTGATTAAATGATTGTCTGATAGATTCTGTTGGGAATAAAGATAGATATGTACGGTAAGTTTCATCCATAGATTTTTCAGAAGCTCCGCCTTCTTTCATTATCTTTAATACATCAGATACAAAACCTGATGGAGGTGCAGACCTATGACTAATATCTTGTAGTTTAGAATATACTTTAATATCATCACGTTTCATACCTTGTTGTACTAAAGCATCTTTAATCATGTTTATTTCTCTAGGAGAGTCTTTAGTTATAGTAGTCATTTCTCCAGTAGGATTCATGTATTGCAACCAGTATTGACCTCTACGTAATAATGGTACATAGAAAGGTATTTGAGCTGTTTCAAATTTTTTCCTTATTTGATTAGCTTTGCTTGGTACTGCATTAGCAATAAAGTCTATATAATCATCACTATATTTTTTATAACTATTAACTATATCTAAACCTAATTTTTGTAAATCATCAGGTAATGAATAAAATGATTTTACTAATTCATGGTCTTTGTCTTTTATAACTCCATTTTCATCAGGTCTAGGGTCTAAACGAAGACGAGATAGTTCATGTATAGTATTATTAAATTTCTCTATAATAGGCTTAGCATGTTTTTGAATAGTAATAAGACCTTTATTAGTAATATTATCTATATGCTTTCTTTCTATTACGTGGAAATGATTTCTATCTTTAACTGCTGTTTCTAATGTTTTAATAGAAGGTAGTTCTTTACCATACAACATATGTAATTTAGATAATTCTAATGCACCTAACCAATACTTACGCATGCCTTCTGTTGCTTTAGAATACCAATTTAGTGCTTTATCTTTAAATGTATTATCAAACTCAGGAAGTTTATCTAGTATGGCATTAGGTGATGATAATAATTCTTCTACATCATGCTCACGTCCTGGAGAGTCTGTAATAATAGAGAAGTGTTTAACTTTTTGTAGTAAGCCTTTACCTGCATCAATATAAGTTGCTGGTTTACCTTCAATAGCAGCTTGTAATTTAGCTACATCTTTATCTATTGATAGATCAGGACCTTTGAATAGTTCAGAACTATGATCTAATATTTCGTGGAATAGACTTTCATATTTTTGTGGAACACCTAATAAGTCCATTATGTTCTGAATAAACTCAGTAAATAGTGAAGGCAATCTACCTCTTGGTTTAGCTTTTGAAGTAGGTGCTGTATTCTTTAATAGTTGTCTAAATTTATTATCATGTGGGTTAAGAGCTTCTGCTACGAATTCATGTATGTCATCTAGACCATAGTGATCTTCATTTCTATTCTTAGCTGCTTCTTTTGCGGCGTTAAACATTCTTACCCAGCGTTTACCGATAACTGAGTTAGGTTTTGCAACTGGAGTTACACCGTATGCAGCACCTCTTGGGTCAGGTACATGGTCAATATGTTTATCTATTTCATATGCAGTAGCGGCATGAATGCCTTCATGTAATAAACTCTCGGCATTACCTGATTGATAAAGTTTAGCTTTATTTTCAGCAGAGTCGTATTCACCTGTAAACTTCTCATAGTTGATTAGTTTTCTAGATGCTTCTTCTCCCATTGTACGCTTTTCACCAGTAAATTCACCGATGTAAGTCTTAGGACCTTTTTTGCGTATATCTTTAGGTTGTGGATGTTTAGCTGTTTCAAATGCTACGTCTGAAACATTTTTAGTGTTGAGTAATAAATTAGCAAGGGCTTGTTGACCTTTACTAATAGGCATCTTCTTGAGAGTTTTTAATGCATCACCTAGTGTTTTTACATTCTTGAATTTTCTTTGGAATGTTGAATCTTCAGTTAATTCTGCAGGAGTTGTAGTAGATAAATCTAGGTTTTTATTTTCTTCAGCTTCTTTTTGTGAAGCGTAGATATCAGAAGCTTCTTCACCAGCTTTATGAAGTTTCTTAGATAGTTCTTGTTCTCTTTCTAATAAGGCTTTACGATCAAGTTCTGCTTGTTTAATTTCTTCAGGAGTCTTAGCAGCTTTTTCTTCTTTAGCTACTTCTTCTTTCTTCTCACCAAGACCTAAATACTCTTGACCGCTTTCATCTTTAGTTTCATATATCTTAGCTTCTTTTAATGCAGCGTTGACATCTTTTGCTCCTTCAAGAGCTCTACCATTATCAACTCGATTGAAACCCATTGTAGATTTGATATCTCTGCTAGTTCCGGTGTCAGTTTCATCTTCGGATTTGAGAGATACTGCATCGCTTTCTCCAGCTGTTGCGGACTTAGTTCTTTTAACATTTTTTACTCCTTCTGGTGCTTGAATACCATCTAATAGTTTAGCTGCTGCAGATGCATTTGTATTTTTTAAATCATTAGCTACATCTGCAACTTTATTATATACCGCCGGGTCTTTCAAACTCTTATCTTTTAATTGCGCTGCAAGAGAACCTTTAATGCCTGCTTCTTGTAATTTTTGTGAAGTTAATTCGTGTTCAGGTATAGGCTCGATAACAGAGAATAGTTGTTCATATTCTTTTTGTTTTTGACTTAGCACATCTTCGTCTTTTAAAGTAAACGCATTCATACGTTGTTGTAACTGAGTTCTAATCTTGTTTTGGTCAGCCTTTGTATAGTCAAAGAAGTAATCCTTGATATTATCTAGTACTTGCTTAGTGCCTTCTGGCGTAGCTAACAATGTATTCACTTTTTCTTGATTTTGTTGAACACGACTCTTAGCTTGCTCTTGTTCTATTTCAGGAGTAGGTTTACCTTTTTCATCAAATAAAGATTGTTGACCCGCAGCTTCAGCTTCTTGTTGTTTTTGTAATTGCTCAACTTTATTTATTTGATCGAGTTCTGCTTGTGTAAGCGTTGATGGACCTTGTGCTTCTGGGGCTGGTGGACCTGCTGGACTTGGTGCTTGCTCTTCAGTAAACATAGGTTGTTGTTGCATAACCCCAGTTTTAATATCCATCTCACGTTTAGCTTCAGCTTCAGCAATAGCTTGGTCTTTTGCAGTTTTAGTAGCTTGGGCTTCATCTAGTTTTCTATTAGCTTCACCACGACCACTACCTGTAAGAACGTGATATGCACCAAATACAGGTGACATTAATAATGCGCTACCAATATCATGTTTATAAGATTCTAAGGCTTCAGGACTTGTTACATCTTCGCCAGCTTGTGCACGACGTAATGCTTCGTCTGCAGTCATCATACCAGCACCTGAAGCAAAGTTAGACGCAGTAGAACCTAGATATTCAGTCCATTTACTTGATAAGCTTTTAGCAGCTTCTGCATGAGTTATTTCACCATCTACGATTTGTTTAGATAATTTAGTAGCTTGGTTTTCTAATTGAGGAGCTAATTTATTACTTAATTTACCTAGTCCAGGCACACCAATAGTATCAATAGCACCTTGAATAAGACCTGTTAAATCAGCAGCGAGTAAGTTTACTTTTTGATCGGGATGTAAATCTTTTTGTTTATCTATATTTTGACCAGCTTCTTCAAACCCATTAGCTACAGTAGTACCAATTGCACGTCGAGTAGCTGTGCTTAGAGTTAGACCAGCAAGTTCTTCAGGAAGTAAGGGAGCAGCAGCAACACCTACTAAAGTTGTAGGACCAAATGTACCTAAGATATTACCAACAGGACCTGTTACGTTTGATATAGCAGTGCCAACACCAGGTAAAATACCGCGTTGAAATGCAGCGGCAGTTTCACCAGCATAAGGTTCTTCATACTTAGTAGCAGCTTCTGCTTTATTTTGTTTACCAGCTTCAGATAATGAAGGCATACCTAGATTCTCACCTAAGAATGTTTCTACATTACCTAACCCTGATTGTAAACCAGCTTTAACGCCAGGAATAAAACCTTCCTTAGCGATATGCTGTTTCATATGTGGGATATATTCGTTTTCGATTACATTAGCAATCTGTTCTTGGGACATATCGTCCGGAAAGTTTACAGGTCCATAACCCTGTACGTTTATTTTAGGCATAATTAATTAATTAATCGGTAGCTCGAAGGTAATGAGTTTCATTTGTTTTTGGATCAGTTACAAAACTTCCTATTTTTGGACCTTGACTTGCTGGAGATTTACCTTCTAAAAAATCATAGAAATCTTTTTG